AAAATTCTACCAAACTCAAGCCTAGTATGGTTTTACCCATATACTTGAGCCAAACCCAGTCCAAGCCAGTAGCGACACTCATGTCATTGCCACCGACTTGGACGGTTTTTAGTTTTTTAAGTCATCATCCTGGTCTGCTACCTTTTCAGGCATTGAATTAATCAAAGCCTTATTTACTTTTGTCATTACATATTGCATATTGGCAAATGTAAGCAGATTACCTACTTCTTGTGGTGTAATATCCTCATTATCGGGTATCATACCTGCCCATAAGATATTACGCAACGCCTTAAAGTTAGGATTTCTTTTTTCAATCTCTTTTACATCACTTTTTTCATCGGGATTAGAAATCATTACAGGTTTTCCTGTTTCTTTGTCAAGAACAATATCACCCTGTAAAGCTTCCATAGCACCCTCTATTGACTCATAAATATCCTCAAGTTCAATAAATGAATTAAGTGTAAATCTAATCTTATAAACTTTTTCACCCAATGTTATTTCAATTGGTTTGTTCTTAGCATCTTTAGCATTACTCATAAGTACCTCTTCTTTTCATAAATTACTATTTAATTTTATTAAATTTTAAATCTTACGGAGCATCAGGTCCATCAGTAAACCATGTAGTTCCAGCATTTGTATAACCAGTTGCATCCTCATCAGCAGTTTTCTTCCAAACCTTATCATATTCTCTGGCAACAAAGTTACCATTGATTGTAGGTGGTTGGTATTCAACTGTATCTTTTTGAGTTGCATAGTTATCATCCTGAACTCTGAATTTACCTTTAACTAGCCATACCCATCTATAATTTCCGTTTGATTTTTTACCTTTAAATCCTAAAGCTATCCAAGGAGGTGTATCAGTTGATTTACTAAGCAATATACCAGTTGTTACAGCATCAGCACCAAGTAATGCAGCCTGAACCTCTAAAGGCAAGTCAGCGGTGCTTAATTCAAGTTCGATGTTACCCAAAGAGCTTGAAGTATCAAGTGGTGCATTATCACCAAATAAAGTTGCACTTGAAGAATTAGGTTTAACATTAGCTGTTATAGCTCCAGTAATTTTTACAGGAGTTCCATAAACTGCACCATCACTAGCATCACTTGTAAGTGTTGCATAGTAAACATCCTCCAATCCTACTATTGTTCCATTATAATCTACCATATAGTATTCCTCCTTTCGTAATTATCTCTTTTGATAGTCAGTTTTCTACTTTATACTTAACTATCCCTATTTGTATTTATCCCCATATTAAATATAAATATTTCTCTTCCACCTTCATCTTTTTCCAGATTATAAGGTACACTCCTTGGGGATACTTGAATCCACCTTGTTAAATCATCTGCATCGATATTTATAAATCTTTTATCTTTTTCAGGGTCGTACAATATTGTGAAAATTGCCCATAAATTACTTCTTGCTGTATTATAATCTGGGTCTCTTAATTTTACCTGAACAGAGCGTAAAACATTATTTCCAGTAAAATTAGGTGGGTCGCCTTCATATTCATTCAAGCTTACACAACTATCTGGTGCATCAGGCATCCTGTCAATAAATATATCTACACCTAATTGACTTACAACATCAGAGGCATATATAATCAAATATTCCGCTAAATCCTTTAACATATTATCAGACATGTTTTACTGCTCCTCCTCTGTTTAATAATGCTCTTAATTTAACCCCAATTATTTGATAAAATAATCTCTTATTTCGCCTTAATGGTTCTTCAAGAAATTTCCATTTACCATAATTATGTTTAAACTTGTTTTCATGTACCTTTAAAGCATACTGACTCGCCATAAGACCAGTATCAGGATTACGCTTATCATTCATTCCACCATAACCAATTTTAACCCATATTTTATTTCCACTTTTTCTTGGTGGTTCGACATAACCTGATTGTTGCAAAGTTGTTGTATCAATAGGTACTTCAGCCTTACTCTCTGCCATAACCTGATTTGCAAATTCTGTAAGAATGGGTCCAGCATTATTTTCTAGGTCAACAGATTTTAATTTCAAGTTATTGATAAAATTATTTATACTAAGTTGGTTCCATTTTATGTCTAATCCAGCCATTTTATAAATAAATCACCACCAAGTCAAGAACTCCATCTTCGTCTTTGAAAGGTTCAATTTTTTGAATGGGTCTATTCCTGCCATTTATAACTATAATTCCTTCGTGATTAATAGCAGCGACTGTTACATTTGTTCCATTCATAAATATATGTTCCATGGATGTAACTTCTTCACCTTTATTGTTTGTAATAAGAAGAGTCTGCCCGACAACGTAACAGTCAATCTGAACACCATCTGATGCATAAACAACTGACATACCATCATCGGACAGTTTCTCCTTATAAGTAATGCTATCATTCATCCAGGAATCAAAATGATTTGTTGTTTTACCCATTTTTATTTTCCTTTTCTATGTAATTACTCATTATCCATGAGTCCATTACCAAAGTTTGGTTGATTAAGGCTTGTGTTTGCTTCAAAATTTTCCTCATCAGCAACATAAACTCCTCCCGCATAAGGTTTAGCAGTTAAGCCAGCCTTACTTCTCAGCCCTTTTGCTCTTTCAAGGTACAATTTAACTCTGTTTTCCCATTTGACACTTAGCGGTCCCATAACTCTGCTTGCTGTATCGGAACAACGTGTGGCATATATTTCACAAAGTCGGGCTGCACTATTAAAGACGGTATACTCCTCTGCTATAACATAAGCTATTTCTTCGTCAGTAAACTTGAATGGGGTTGCTACATCCCCAAATTCAAGTCTTACCTTCTCCAAAGTAGTATCTAATGCTCCAGTATAAGTATTTGTCATTTAATAATCGCCCCGTTTCTTTCTCTTCGTCTTTCTTTATTATTCCACGATACCATTAAAGAATACACCAAGGTCACTTGCGACCAATTCACAGTCGTAAGCCATTTCCCCCTCTATTCTTTGTGTTCCAAGCCCCAAATTATCCATAGGGAACTTGTATATTCTGTTACCAAATGCTTGAGCACCTTCCAGACCAGACCATGAGAACACGTATCCGGCTGTAGGTTTCTTAAGACCAGCAGATGGTGCAGCATAAGCAAGTAAAGCATGTTTTCCTAAAATGAAATCTGTAGACTCAGTTGCGCCTTTAGCAGCAGAGTTCTTAACTGCTGTTCCAACTACAACTTTTTCAAGACCTAAGATTTCAGCGATTGCTTTAGTTGAAACAATAGCAGGTGCATTGTTTGAGCCACCATATTTAACTAACTCTTTGAAATCAGCATGCTGTGTCAAGTGATAGTGTGTGTATGAACCTAACAGTAATACATTAGGTACATATCCAGTTACAGCGGCTACAGCTAATTTTGCAAGACCTATATCTTCTATAGGTGTTGAGTTTTCTGAACTCCAATATTTTCTAGCTGTGCCAGTATCACTTGCACTTGCTCCAGTGTATTCAGTTCCCCAAACACCAGTTGCAAAGAACCTTGTTACAAAGTCGATTTCTCTCCTCAGCATAAGCTTTTGAGTAACAAACTCTGTTGCATCAATATCAGGGTCTAATGGTTTGTCTGCATTTGCTCTATCAGTTGCAAAAACATCTTTGTGATAAGCATAAATTTTGCAGAAATAGTTAGGAGTATTATCAATCTCATAACCTCCACCAGCAGATTCCTCTCCATAAACTCTAACGGTTGCTTCGTCTCTAAACCAATCTTCTTTTAAGTACACAAAATATCTATCCGACTGTTTCTTTACAGGAACATTAGGGAAAATACTATTGTGCACGAAAGCACTTGGCTGTTGTATGTAGGCGATACTGATGTTAGTCATCATCGCATCTACATGTATATCTCCATAAACAGGATTAGGCATTTATATTCACTCCTTTCTTTATTTAAAATTATTCACCTGTGAAAAATTCCAGGCTAAATAGTTCGTCTGCATCCCCAGCAGCGGTATATGCAATACCCGCAATAGGACCAGTTGTTAATGTTTGAAACTTACCACCAGCACCAACCTCAACAGCAGCACCAGCAGCTATAGCAGCAGCAGCCTTAGCTTTTGTTACTCCACCAACAGCAACAAGACAAGGTCTGCCAGCAGCAGAAGGTGCATCCTGAAGAACTCCCAATGCTCTATCATTAGCATCAGATGCTAATATGATTTCTTCATCAGAGTTCATTTCTACAGCACAATACTGATAATCAGATAAATCCGTATCAGCGATAAATCCTCTGCAAACTAAATCTTTTTCATACGCCATAGTCATACTTTATTACACCTCCTTATTGTATTCATCAACAAGTTCTTGATTTTCTTTAATAATTTCAGCTCTAGCTAGTTCTATAGAAATACCTTTTTCTACAGTCCTTGCCTTAGCTAATTCCTCTACTTTTTCTATTGCAGTTTTTTGGTCTCCACCAGAACTTTGACCAACAGTTTTAAACACTTTACTATCATTTAATTGCTCATTAGCAGACTTTAAGATAGCTTCTACTTTATCAGATATTTCCTGGTCCATTTTC